AATTTTCTAGATAGGCTGCATGACGAGTAACTTCTTTTTTCCCTTTTTCTGATTGCACATAAATTTTAGGGAGTTGTGCTTGATACTTCTCTATCGGGATATTTTCAATAATCCTTTGGATTAAAACATCTTTTTTCCCAGATAATTTTAATTTTTGATTACGCAATATATCTTTTAAAACAGGAACCGTCAAATGATGCAAGGCCTCTTCTGGCGACCCTATTGTCAAATATCCGTTTTTGCAAAGCCAGTTTAATCTTTCTCGATAATCTGGACCAGTCAGGTCCTGATGATACTCGGATAGCAATTCTTCAATGGAACGATGGTCATAGTAATCCAATAAGAATATATCAATAGCAGATAGTGACATAGTAAGCCCTCCTTTTGATTATACTTTCCCGCGCAGTTCGACTACTTTTCCTAGTATCCTGACAGGGAGATCGCGGATTTCTTGGTTGGAGTAGAAGTGCGGTTCGTAGACGGCGACATTGTGGCCGATGAGCGTCAGGCCTTCTTCTTGGTCGCCGCTGTCGACGAATCACTCCCCGGACACAGCAGAACACCTCTCGGCGTATTCGTAGCGCTGATATTCCTTGATATACGGTTCCATCCAGTATTTTCCGGCGATGGTATCGGGGGCAAGATCGCCGTACAGGGCGAGGAATTTGTCCATGTGTTTTTGGTAGACGGCTGGCTTGGCCTCTGCCCAATGTTTGGTTATCTTGTCGCGGTAGCGGTAGATAAAACGCGCACGGTAGTGTGCAGCTTGGATGCTCAATCCGAAGATGTCGCGCGAAAGGGCATAGTAAAATTCTTCCGCGTGCAGGTTTGAGCTTTCAGCCAGCCCGATCATCAGGGGAGCGGGAGCGAGGATGTCACCTGCGAATTTGTCGGCTTCTTTGTCGAGGATGTTCAGAAGCACGGGCGACTGTTTCCGCGCGATGTTGGTCTCCGGGAAGTCCTCGAGATGACCGAGGACGATGTGGCCGAGCTCGTGAGCGAGCGTCCAGTGCATGCGTGCGTCCATCCGCTCGCAATCATAGGCAAGGCGATAGCGGTCATGACGCGCGTCGTAGAAGACGCAGCCATCATCTGATCCGAAGCGAGCCGCGACTTCGTTCACGGAAATATCTAATTTTTGCGAAAGTTCTTGGTAGGTCTTGACGGTGCAGCCACCTGCGCGGAAGATGGCCAACAGGTTGAGTGGTGGCTCAAAGTCCACGGCGGCCCAGAAGTCTTCGACACGCGCATCGACAAAGTACCAGTCCGGCTTGGCGGGTAAGTTTCGTTTAGTCTTCATCGAAAAGGGCCCTCACTACACGCATGACATCCTTCTGCTTTGCCTTCGCCTCTTCGGGGCTCATGTCGGCAAAGTTGCGGCGGGCAAGGCTGCGGATCTCCGGATTGTCGAAGAGCTCGCTGACCGGGTCGCCTTGCACGACGGGATGCGCGGGCGGTTGGGTGGGAACTTGGTCAGGTGCTACAGGACTGTCCGTATTACCAAGAAGGTAATCTGTTGAGACTTGGAAAAGACGTGCCAGCTCATTGATTTTTCGTGTCGGCTTGTTGTCTCCATTTTCGTATTTCAGGTAGGTAGTTCTGCCGACGCCTATCAGGTTGGCGACATCTTGCTGAGAATATCCTCTGGCCTTGCGTAGCGCCTGTAGTCGTTCAGATGTTATAGACATACCATTCATCACCTTTCCTCATATACGTTCGTGAAAATCACTTCTACTCTATTATACGTTATCTTAAATAACTTTTGTAGTCGTGATAAAAAATAACAATTTAGTATTGACGCGTTACGAAACATAACGTATAATAGAGCCATGATGAACGTTATGAAACGTAACGTCATGGAAGGAGGTGCTTTGATGCACGCATTGAAAAGGCTCCGTCTGAAGAGGGGGCTTACTCAAGAAGAGCTGGCCGACATCCTTCATGTCAACCGCACAACGGTGACGCTTTGGGAGAATGGGACCAACAAGCCGCGCGCCAACATGCTCGTGAAGCTATCCAAAGTTTTGCGCTGCAAGGTTGACGATTTACTTTGCTCTGAAACGTGACAATACGTAACGTATGGAAGGAGAAATGAACATGAATGATGTAAAGATTTTCGAGAGCCCTGAATTTGGGCAGGTCCGCACAACTGTCATCGATGGAGAACCCTGGTTCGTGGCAGCGGATGTCTGTCGCGCACTTGACCTTGGGAATCCTACGCGGGCACTTGATCGTCTGGATAACGATGAGCGCACCCTTATTTCAATTAAGGGTGCCAGCAATGGCAAGCCGGTCAACGGTGTCAACGAGCCTGGCCTCTATTCGCTGGTGCTCGGCAGCCGCAAGCCGGAGGCGAAGGCGTTCAAGCGCTGGATCACGCACGAGGTCATCCCGGCAATCCGCAAGACGGGCGGCTACCACGTCCCGCAGTCGCCGGAGGAGCAAATGGCGCAGGGGCTTCTCGCCGCGCAGAAGCTGCTCGCGGAAAAGGACAAGCGCATCGAGGAGATGCGCCCGAAGGAAATCTTTGCGGATGCAGTGAGCGTCAGCAAAACGGATATCCTCATCGGCGACCTCGCGAAGCTCATCAAGCAGAACGGGCATGATATCGGGCAGAAACGCCTCTTCTCATGGCTGCGCGAGAAAGGATATCTCATTAAGCGCAAAGGGCTTGATTGGAATATGCCGACGCAGAAAGCCATGGAAATGAAGCTGTTCCGCGTGAAAGAAACGGTTGTCACTCACGCAGACGGCCACACGACAGTCAGCAAGACGCCAAAGGTAACGGGCAAAGGGCAGGTCTACTTTGTCAATAAATTCCTCGCGAGGTGATCATCATGAAAAGATACGAAGACACCGAGAAATCCGTCCATGAAGCAGCTGCAATTCTTAAGACGTTGGCGGGCAAGAAGTACCACGAGTACTTCGTTGCGGCAGCTCCAGTAGAGCACGGCGAGCGCTATGCGAAGCACTTCATTGTCGACACGAACGCATCGCCGAGTGCGGTCATCGCCATGGTGGCAGAAGCCATCATCCGCGAGGCCGAGTTCATGGGCGACGAGCCGGAGGGCGTGCTCCGTCACGTCGCCAGCAGGATCAGGCACCGTGTGAAAGAGGAGCGTGGCAACGATGAAGAAGCGCACTGAGCCGACGTTTCTGTACGTCGTGGACATCATGAAGCTCTTCAACTGCTCGCGGTCGAAAGCGTACCAGATCATTGCAGAGCTCAACCGGGAGCTAGAGAAGAAGGGGTTCTTGTTCATTCGCGGCAGGATCAGTCGCAGGTATTTCGAGGAAAGGTATGGTGCATGATGATTCCGATTGCAAAGTATGATGAGGACGGCCGCTGCATCCAGGCGGGGCTGTCCATACGGCCCATCAAGCGGCAGGTCGCGCGCGCCAAGAAGGCCTTGACGCCAAGCGAGAAGACGCAGAGCCGCATCGAGTGGACGGTCGCCGGCATCGTCATGCTGCTCGGCACGATTGTGGCTGTCGAGGTGCTGGCTGCCATTGCGGCGGTGATGATGTGAGCCGCAATAAAAAGAGCCGGACGCTGAGACGTCCGGCCAACAGAAAAGATTGATGTTGTGGTTATTGTACCACAGATTGGAGTGATTTTCATGGCAAAGATGATTATGACGGTCGTCGAGATGGCAGACCGCGATGCATGGCTCAAGATGCGCGCGCAGGGCATCGGTGGCAGTGATGCCGGCACGATCGTCGGGCTGAACCCTTGGAAGAGTAAGTACGAGCTCTGGCTGGAGAAGACGGGGCAGGTCGTGCCGGAGGATATCTCGGACCGTGAACCGGTCTACTGGGGCAACCGCCTCGAGGATATTGTGGCGCAGGAGTTCACGCGCCAGACGGGCAAGAAGGTCCGCCGCCACGGCATGGTGCAGGATGAGGCGTATCCGTTCCTTTTCGCCAACGTCGACCGCATGGTAGCAGGTGAGAAGGCGGGGCTTGAGTGCAAGACGGCCAACGGCTTCAAGGCTTCGCTCTGGGAAGGCGACGAGGTGCCGGCAAGTTACTACTGCCAGTGTCAGCACTACATGCTTGTCACAGGCCTGCCGATCTGGTACATCGCCTGCCTCGTGGGCGGCCAGCACTACGTCTACAAGCCGATCAAGCGCAACGAGGAGGATATCCAGACGCTGCTCGAGATGGAGAAAGCCTTCTGGAAGTGTGTTGTCGACCGTGTACCGCCTGAGGTGGACGGCTCGGCATCTTGCACAGAGGCACTGGCCGAGCGTTTCCGTGGCGGTGTGGCTGAGGGCATCGAGCTGCCGTCCTGGGCGGTGGCCGAGGTCGAGGCTATCCGCCAGCTCGAGGTGCAGAAAAAGGAGCTCGATGCGAAGATCGCGGCGAGCAAGAACCGCTTGAAGGAGCTCATGGGCGACCACGAGACGGCCGTCTGGGGCACGGATGATGAGGGCGGCCGCATCACATGGAAGACGCAGAAGGGCCGCACGTCCATCGACAGCAAGCGCCTGAAGGCCGACCATCCCGACATCTTCGACGCCTACAGCAAGACCGGCAAGCCGATCCGCGTCTTCCGCATCGCATGAAACAGAAAGGATTGATTACTATGGCATCCACCAAGGGCGGCATCATCGCCGCAAAGAAGAATGAGGTCCAGCAGGCAGGAAAGGCGAAGGGGCTGCAGTCCCTCGTCATGAGCATGGGTCCGCAGATCGGCAAGGCTCTGCCGACGGTACTGACGCCGGAACGCTTCACACGCATCGTACTGACGGCGCTTTCGTCGAACCGGCAGCTGCAGGAGTGCACACCGCCGTCATTCCTCGGCGCGATGATGCAGGCGGCCCAGCTCGGCCTCGAGCCCAATACTCCATTGGGACAGGCTTACCTTATCCCGTACCGCAACCACGGCCAGCTCGAGTGCCAGTTCCAGATCGGCTACAAGGGCTTGCTGGCGCTCTTCTACCGCTCGGGCGGCAAGGACCTGCAGGCGCATGAGGTGCACGAGAACGACACATTCGAGTACGAGCTTGGCCTCGAGCCGAAGCTCCGCCACGTGCCGGCGCTCACCGATCGTGGGCCGGTCATCCTCTACTACGCCGTCTACCACACCAAGGACGGTGGCAGCGGCTTCGCCGTGATGAGCATGGACGACATCAAGGCGCACATGCATCAGTTCAGCAAAGCGGCCGGCAAGGGCTTCTCGCCGTGGTCGACCAACTTCGACGAGATGGCCAAGAAGACGGTCATCAAGAAAGTGCTTAAGTACGCGCCGATGGCGACCGACTTCGTCCGCGCCGTGGCTGCCGATGAGTCCATCAAGCACTACACCGAAAAGACGGCCGACATCCTCGATGTCCCGAGCGAGACGGAGTACGAAACCATCGACGCCGACTATGACAAAGAGCAGCCAGAAGGAGAGAAGCACGTCGATCCAGAGACTGGCGAGATTCTGAATGAGGAAGGCAACCTGAACCTGTAAGCTGAGGAGGCACGTCAATGAACTACGTCAGACAACTGAATGCGTTCGGCGAGAAGAGCATCGGCGTGCTCAATGCCAAGGAACAGGCCGTGTATCTGCGGCTATTCCTGATTGCCAATCAGCTGAAATGGCCTGAATGGTTCGAAGTAGCGAACTCACAGCTGATGCGTGAGCTGGGGATGCGATGGAAAAAGACCATCATCGATGCCAGGCGGGAGCTCGAAAAGAAGGGGTTCATCCGCTCCGTCGACCCAGGGCACAAGATGAAGACACGATACCACCTCATCCAGCTGTACGATGACTCGTCCAAGGGTTCGAAAAACGAACCCATAACAGAGCCAAGGGTTCGAAAAACTAACCCTATGGGTTCGAAAAACGAACCCTACATAAACAGTATAAACAGTAAACATATCTCTTCTACTACAGCATCCCAAGAGGAGACCTTCCGGCAGGTAGTCGAGGTCTACGAAAAGAGCATCCGACCTGTACCGAGTCCGGCAGATCTGGAACGTCTCTCCGACTGCCTGGACCACTACGGCAAGGATGCCCTGCTCAAGGCCATCGACCGGGCAGACTATCGAGGCCGCCGCAGCATGGGCTACATCGAGGGCATCCTGAAGAGCTGGGAGCAGAATGGATATGACGATTCAGAGGAGGAACATGGACATGGAAAAGCAGATGGACCCAGACCTGCAAAGACTGCTGGTCGACATCGCAAGAAAGCGTTCCGCTTTGACCCAGAGGCCGAGCGGCGCAAGTGGGCCAACGAGAAGTCCGGCTGGGATTGATGCACGCGAGCAGGAGAAGCACATCAAGGCGCTCGAGTTTGCGGGCATCGGCAAGCGCTATCAGGGCATCACGTTCGAGAGCATCGAGCGCCGTGGCCTGCCGCCCGATTGGGATATCCGGCAGAACTACACGGCCGTGAAGGCCTACGCCAATGACATCCAGCAGAACGTCAAGCGCGGCTATGGCCTCATCCTCGCTGGCAACTATGGCACGCTCAAGACGACGATGGCCGTGGCTGTGATGCGGCACTGGATGAGCGTGCAGGAAGGTGGCTGCCTCATGGTGCCGATGTGCTCGCTCATCGACAACCTCTTCACGATGAGAGCACTCAACAAAGAGGAGTGGGCACGTTACGAGCGCCGCATCCGCTCGACGCCTCTACTGGTCCTCGATGACCTCGGCAGTGAGAATATCGACCAAGGCTGGGTACTCAGCAAAGTCGACAGCATCATCACAGAGCGGTACAACAAGATGCTGCCGATCATCGTGACGACGAACCTCAGCAAGGAAGAACTGGCCGGAACATACTCCGGCCGCATCATGGACCGGCTGCGCAACACCTCGCAGTGTTTGATATTTAGCGGAGCCAGCCAGAGGAAGGTGAGAGCATGACCAACAGCAGGGCCAAGGGCAAGGCCGGGGAGCTGGAGTTTGCCAGGCTTTGCCGGTCGATGGGCTACGATGTGCGTCGGACGGCGCAATATTGCGGAAAGACAGGTGACGCGGCGGACTGTGTCGGGCTGCCTGGCATTCACATCGAGGTCAAGCGCGTCGAGCACCTGAATATCGACGCTGCGCTCGATCAGGCGCGGCGCGATGCCGGAATGAAAGCGGATGGCAGCCTGCCCATCGTGGCCCACCGGCGCAACAACACGCGCTGGAAGATCACGATGGATGCGGTCGACTGGTTTGAGCTTTTCCGCGAGTGGGAAGCAGGAAGGAGTAAGGAATCATGAATCATGTGACACTTTCGGGCACGGTGTTCGAGCCGGAGAGCCGTGTAGCGAAGTCGGGCATGGCGGTGCTGACGTTCCGCCTGTCGTACTACCAGGGCAAGGGTAAGGATGGCAAGGCAACGTATGGCGGCATCGATGTGACGGCATTCGACCGGCTGGCGCAGGCGTGGGATGGCCAGCTGCATGACAAGGACAAGGCCATCGTGACTGGCCATATCACGCTGGACAAGTGGGAGAAGGACGGCAAGAAATACCACAAGCATCGCCTGATTGCGGACGACATCGGCAAGCAGCTGAGCCTGTTCACTGATTCCAAGTCGAACGGGCAGGATATTCCAGATGAGGAAGTGCCGTTCTGAGCGCCTGAGACGCGCTAGAACAGGCATCTATAGCAAAACGCATACAAGGATATAGGTGGAGAGTGAAATGAGTACAGCAAGGAAAATGAGACGGAAGCTGAACCGGGCACTGCCGGGAGCAGACGTCGAGACGGTACAGAAGACATTGAAGGCCATGCAGGTGGCAGCCGAGGAGCAGACAGCCGACAGGATCTACAAGAAGCTGCGGCGGGACATCCAGAAGCCATCCGAGGCGTATGCAACTGGCGTTGCCGACGCATTCGCCTCTGTCATCGGCTTTCTGAGAGATGGCGGCCTCGGCGCGCCTTTTGGAGCCACGCGTCTCGAGCGCTTTGTTGAGCAGTTCGTCGCATACCAGGACGGCTTGCACGACGGCAAGGTCCGGTCATCTGACATCAATGACGCTATCGAAGAAGAGATTGGCTGGAGTATGACCAAATCGATTGATCGGGCTTTCAAGGCACTGGATGCGAAGAAGGGAGCGCAGAAAGATGGACACTGAGAAGTATATCGAGCTGACACGGAGATGTTGCCAGAAGTACGGCGGCATTGATGCGAAAGGAGACTACCACGGATGCGAGAGTAAGACCTGCCCACTCAAAGCACTCGAATGTGGCGATTTCATGAGCGGCGACTACAACCCATTGGGCGAGGCGTCGGAAATCTGCCAGCGTGCCGAGCTCGCACTGCGCAAGGAGTTCCCTGATGCGTTCCAAGATGAGCTGGAGCAGGCACACTGCGAGCCGGCACTGTACGACCTACGGCTCCTGCATCCCGTCCGCCCGCACATGACAAAGGCCGACACGCTCGACTACAATGCGCAGATCCTGCACATTCGCGGCGAGTGCGATGAGGCGCAGGACGCTTACGACAGATGGCAGCGCAACCGCGACGCCAAGAGCCATACGGACTTCATCGAAGAGATGGTCGATACCGCCATCTGTGCGCTGACGCTCCTCGTCAACGCGACGACGCCCGAGCAGTTCCGCTTGGCGGCCGAGATGGTCAACTGCAAGAACCGGCTGCGCCAGTACGGTGAGGCTGAGGAGGGAGGCGGCTTGGCGTGAATCACATCTATGCCCTCTACAAGGGCGAGCAGAATCTCGCAGACGGAACGCTTGCAGAGATTGCTAGGAAGACCGGCAAGACCTACAACACATTGAGATGGATGACCTACCCGAGCTACAAGAAACGCCTGCAGGAGCGGAGCCATAGAAGCGGCGTCTTGGAGCTGGTGAACCTTGGAGAGGAGTGACGATGATGCTGAGAAATGAAGAAGGATACAACGACCCGACCGCCGATCACGTGCTGGCCAAAGAAGGAGCCGCCGAGCGTGAGAAAGTGCTGCGCCGCATCAAGGCAGGCATCCACATCGCCAGGACTACATTCGACGAGCTTGGCTTCGAGATTCAAGAGCGTATCGTCCTGCGCGACAAGCAGACGGGCAAGATTTGGAGGTGATTAAATGGACATCGTGAGCTTGCTAGCCGTCTGGCTGGCGTTGTTTGTTTTCAGGGTCACAGGCTACAAGCGTCGGCGAAATTGCAAGTGGCTGGGGGGGATTGCAGCGCATTGAAGACGAGGAGCAGGCAAGGGATTTGAGTCGAAAGAAATGATGGTATGCCAGGGAGGCGACGCGTCTCTCCGGCTTTTTGTGTGGGGAGGAGATATTGTGAAAGAGCTCAAGGAATACAATGACTACGTTGAAACCGTGAAGCGCTATCTGAGTCAGTATGGCCGGATGCAGGGGACGGCGGAGAGTATGCGCATGCGGGCCAAGACCATCCGAGAGGAGCTTTCGGAGGGTTCTGACATTGCGGCACCGATTTCAAAGTACGGGGACCAGGCAGGCGGTGGCTCGCCAGAGCTCAATGCCGTGGAAGCGGCCGCTGATCGGCGCACGAAGAAGGCCAAGATGGCGGCGTGGTGCGAGGCGCAGGCAGATGTCATCGAGCATAGGTTGGAGCTCGTCGACCATGCGCTAGCCTGCCTTGACGAACGGGAGCAGCGTCTTGTGAAGGGGTATTACTTCGAGAAGAAGAGATGGGTGGATTTGGCTTCTGAAATGAACTTTTCTGAGACGTGGGCAAGGAAGACCGGCGGGCGAGCCGTGAAGACAATGGCTGCTATCATTTTTGGCGAGGATGCTGTCCCCGAGCAGATGGCTTTTCACTTCGCAGTGCTTTGACAAATCACAGGAGCCTGTGGATAAGTGCGAGGGCAAAACCACTTCCGCTTTTGTGCCGGATTTTGATTCAGATCTGTGCGATAATAGTAGTATCGGATGTCTGGATGAGGCGGACGATAACTCTCCAAAACAATATCACACATCATGGGCGGGGCATTTCATAATGGCGTTTGAATCCTTGCAATCTGCGCTATCCCGCCCGACATGGCAGCTAGGTTACGTGGCAAACCGCTGGGCCAGCAAATCCCAGCAAGCAGGGTTCAAGTCCCTGCGCTGCCTCCATTATGGCGCAAGCGAGGAGACGACACTCGCAAACGCCAACATTTTGTCACGCCGGAGCCAACACCGGCAGAAGTTCCTCCTTTCATAAAGTTACCCCTTAGACAGGCCTGAAATCTAGGGCCTGTAGAATATCCGAGCACTCACAGCGTGGGTGCTTTTTTGATGCATAAACTAAGACTAGGGAGCGTGGTGAGTATGTGAGATGAAGCTGACAGAGAAGCAGAGGCGGTTCGTCGATTATTATGTCGAGACGGGCAATGCCAGTGAGGCGGCAAGGCGGGCCGGGTATAGCAAAAAATACATCAACGCCAACGCGCCAAAACTACTGCAAAATACTGCAATCAAGGCCACCATCGATGCCAGGCTCAAGGAGCTTGAAGACAAGCGCATTGCCAAGGCTGACGAGATCCTACAGTTCCTCACATCGACACTGCGCGGCGAAGTCAAAGAGGAGCGCGTCGTCGTCGAAGGAACAGGCGAGGGGAGAAGCGATGCCCGCATCATCACGGTGCAAGTATCCGCCCGGGACCGCCTCGAAGCAGCCAAGAGTCTGCTCAAGCGCTACCCGATGCAGCTCGATGCCAAAGAGCAGAAGCTACGGCTTCAGAAGCTCGAGGCCGAGATACGGGCGGCGACGGATGGTGACCAGGTGGCTGGCAAGGAGTCGCTTGTCAGGATCTATTTGCCGGATAACGGTAGAGGTGATAACGCATGATAGAACTTCGGCCGCAGCAGGGCCCGCAGGAGCAGTTCTTGTCTAGCCCTGCTGATATTGCGATATACGGTGGCAGTGCAGGCGGTGGTAAGACCTATGCGCTCTTGCTGGAGCCTTTGCGCCATATGGATAATCCTGGCTTTGGTGTGGTCATCTTCCGCCGTGACAGTGGGCAGATTACGAACGAGGGCGGCTTGTGGGATAACGCCAAGGACATCTATCGCCCACTGGGAGCGACGTTCATGGAGTCGGCACCGAAGCGGGTGATCTTCCCATCCGGCGCAAAAATTACATTCAACCATCTGCATACAGATGATGCCGTGTATGGCTATCAAGGTGCCCAGGTGGCGCTCATCTGCTTTGACGAGCTGACGCATTTCAGCGAGAAGCAGTTCACGTACATGCTGTCACGCAATCGTTCGACCTGCGGCGTCCGTCCATACGTGAGGGCAACTTGCAATCCGGACTCGGATTCATGGGTGGCGCGCTTCATCTCGTGGTGGATTGACCAGGATACTGGCTATGCCATCCCTGAGCGCTCGGGGCTCCTGCGGTACTTCATCCGCATCGACGGAGAAATCCATTGGGCCGATACGCCGGATGAACTGGCCGCGGAGTTCCGCGTCAGCCCGGAACTCTGCAAGAGCGCGACGTTCATTAGCTCCAGCATCTTCGACAACAAGGTCCTTCTGAAAGCGGACCCAGGCTATCTGGCATCGCTGAACGCTCTGAGCCTTGTCGAGAAGGAACGTCTCCTGCGCGGCAACTGGAAGATCCGTCCGGCGGCAGGGCTCTACTTCAAGCGGGACATGTTCCGCATCGTACATGACCTGCCGGACAAGATTGTCAGTGTGGCGAGAGCATGGGATTTGGCGGCGACGACCATCACGCCGAACCGCCCGGACCCTGACCGCACGGCATCGTGCCTCATGGCGCGGCTGCGGAATGGCCAGTATATCATCCTGGATGTACAGCGCCGGGCGCTCAATGCGTCCGATGTGCGTGCTCTGATGGTCAATACGGCGATGGCTGACCGGGCACAGTATAAGAATGTGCAGACGGTCATCCCGCAAGATCCGGGGCAGGCGGGCAAAGACCAGGCGGCTAGTCTGGCTTCCTTGCTGGCTGGCTTTCGTGTCTCGACGCATACCGTGACGGGGTCCAAGATCACGCGGGCGGAGCCGTTTGCAGCTCAGGTCCAGCACGGGGCAGTCATGGTGATGGCAGGCGCTTGGAATCAAGCGTTTTTCGACGAGCTGGAGGGATTCCCGGATGCGCTGCATGATGACCAGGTGGATGCGGCGAGCGATGCCTTCAAGGCCGTAGCACGCTCGCATGATTGGACGGCATTGATTTCGTGAGGTGATACTGTTTGAAAAGAAAGAATCAGGACGGATACGTCAATGCCGTCATCGGCTACGGCACGCGAAGCCGCGACCCGCAGATGCATACTTCGTATGCCGGTCGACGCGTGAACGACCGAGAGTACTGGCAAGAGTATGAGGACCTGTTCACCTACAACGGCCTGGCACAGAAAATCATCAAGGCACCTGCGGATGAGGCGGTGCGGGCGGGCTTCTCACTCAAGGATGGCGAGGCTGACATCGAACAGAACGATGTGGTGCAGTCTATTCTCGAAGATCTGGACTTCCAGCAGGTGTTCTCGACAGCACTCTGCTGGGACAGGCTCTTCGGTGGTGGTGCGGTCCTGCTGATGCTGGATGATGGCGGCGAGCTCAGTGAGCCGGTCAACGAGAGACAGCTGCGCTGGATTGAGTGCATGAAGGCCTATGATGCACAGGATGTCAATCCTTTAGCCTACTGCGAGGACCCTGCTGATGAACGCTATGGCCTGCCCAATGTCTACACGGTCATCAACTACAATGGCGCTTCCTTCAATGTGGACGCCAGCCGGCTCCTTATCTTCGATGGCGGCATCGTCAGCAATCGCATGCGGCGAGAGCGCAATGGCTGGGGCGGGTCCATCATGGAGCAGGTACAGGACAGCCTCGAGCGCTATAACACGTCGCATGATTTTGCCACGCTGGCGATCGAGCGGCTCAGCCAGAGCGTCACGAAGTTCGATGGTTTGGCCGATATGCTGAGTACGGAGTTCGGCGAGAAGCAGGTGGAGAAGCGCCTGCAACTCATCGATATGGCTCGTGGCATGATGAATACCATCGCACTCGACAAAGAGGATGAGTACGACCTTAAGAATGTCACGCTGGCCGGCATCAAGGACGTGCTGGATGAATTCGAGATTGCGCTCTGTGCCGCGGCAGATATTCCGGCAACGGTCCTGTTTGGCCGCAGTCCGCAGGGGCAGAACTCGACTGGCGAGAGCGATTTCGAGAACTACTACAACATGATTGAGCGCATCCAGCAGCGCAAGATCAAGCCGCAGATCTACCGGCTCCTGCATCTGATGGACTGCTGCAGCGAGTATGCACTCAACCTGCCGCAGGATTTCACGATTGACTTTGCGAAACTCTGGAACCCATCGGCCAAGGAGCAGGCGGAGACGAAGCAGATTGAGGCGGACGCAAGGGCGAAAGAGGCCGCGGCCGCCGCTCAGTATGTCAGCCTCGGCGCGCTCGATCCGCAGGAGGTCCGCCAGAAGTTGGACGACGGCGACGAGTACGACCTTGACCGTAGCATCGACAAGGTCATGGGGACGCCAGTAAAGGATGAGAGCGATGACGGAAATCATAGCGAAGCGTAAATGGCGGTATCCTCTGAGCTATGAGCGCAGCTATGCCAAGCTCCTGCGGGATTACGTCAGGCGGAAGTGCAAGGTGATACAGGCCTTCTTGCCGGAGCTCCAGGACGCCGTGCAAAGCCCGTCAGCTGTCAATGCCCGCATTGAGATCGTACTGGACGGCATCGAGAAGGCAGTCGAGAATGTCGAGACGATGACCACATCTATCCAGCATATCTTCGACCTGGTCAGCCGGTACAATCAGACAGAGTTCGATGCCATCACAAAGAGCCTGTTCGGGGTGCCGCTTTCCGGCAGCCAGCCGCCCGCTGGCATCCATCAGGATGCAGATATCGACGACCTGAAAGAGATGTGGGTCAACCAGAACCTCGACCTCATCAAGAGTATCGACCAGCAGACGCTCCAAAGGCTCAAGCAGGCGATGAATGAGGCTATCATCAACAACGTCAACAGCAGGCTCCTGATGAAATACCTCGTTGATGAGCTGCAGCGGATTGCAGGCTTGGAGGAGAGTCGGGCGGTACTTATCGGCACCGACCAGGTGGGCAAGCTCAACGGGATGCTCTCACGCTATCGTCAGGAGAATGCCGGCATCGACTCCTACATCTGGGAGACCTGCCACGATTCCCGTGTCCGGCCATCCCATGCGGACCGTCAGGGGCATAAGTACAAGTGGAACAGTCCGCCGCCCGGTGGCCATCCCGGAATGCCAATCCGCTGCCGATGCGTAGCACTGCCGGTTATTGACCTGGATAAAATTCCCATCCGGCCCAAGACTCAGTCGTATGTGACCGTGGGCTCGCCGATGGATTTCATGTCGCATCATCGGTTCAAGCCGTCGCTGGCCAAGCAGGTAGACACCATAAAGGTCGGGAGCGAAGCAACGGGCGGCCCGTATACCTTTGAGGTGCGCCGCGTGACGAACAGCAAGTTCTCGCTCTATGCAGAGGCAGACATCTCGCCTCGTGCTGATGTGATCCGGACGGTAGAGCCCTTGCTGGAAGAAGCTTATGCGGGCATCGCGGATGAGCTTTCCATGCCGATCGTCGTGATTGCAGATCTGGGAGAACACTTCCACGACGATATCATTGGCGGCTATGAGAGTAAGTCTGGGAAGCTGTTCCTGAGTTCCCACTATGATACGCGGGACAAGATCCTGGCCTATATCAAGCGTAGGAACGAGGACGGTCGGCATCAATTTGCCAACCAGACGGTACAGGCAGTTATCTTGCATGAACTTGGGCACAAATTCTACTACGATACGATAAAAAAGATATCGAAAATCAAGAATTTGTCGTATAATAAAAGCAGGGAACTGGTTGACAGTGTTGTCCGGAATTGGGTCAATGAACTTCTGTTGCAGGATAAGTCACTGGATAGAGCTTTATCTATATATGCAGAGAATGGTATTCGAAAAGGTTCCCAGAGTGAAGTAGTGGCTGAAGCGTTTTCTGGGCGCAAGACGAATCTGTATGCAAGAGATCTCATATCGAGGTTGAAAGGGTTGATGACAAAATGATGATCCAGCCAACAGAACGAGAGATGGAGTTGCGGGAGCTTTTGGATAAGGAAAAAGATCCTGAAAAGCGGAAGAAGTATGATGAGGAGTTGACGAAGGAAGTTCGTAACAACCCTACATGGCAGAGATTGAAGAAAATTTTTGCTTGACCCATATCAGGGTAAAATCGAATACTAGCACTTTGCAAATCATGCAAGGTGCTTTTTTGTTGCCCGGAGGTGGTGAGCATTGGGCAGAATCAAGGAAAAGGATTGCATGGCAGGCATCACGGCCAGGCTGAGCCCTAGCGGTGTAATCCGTGCTCGGATGCTGAGCAATCACATTCGGACACAGGAAAGGGCGGTTGTACCGCAGCCGCAAGATCAGGTAATCCTTCCTGATGCAGGATATGATGGCTTTGCGAAGGTGGTCGTCAAGGCCATTCCGAACAATTGGGGTGAGATTATCTGGGATGGAGCTGTCATGACAGTGAAATAGGAGATGATATTATGTCGAAAAGTGTAAAAATCAATGGCGTGACCTATGAAAGCGTGCCGGAAATTGATATCCCGCTCTCTACAGGCGAGGGGTCGGCAAAGTTCTACGATACTTCGGGCGCGAGCGGTGCCGCAGGTGATGTCCTGTCTGGTAAAACCTTCTTTGGCGTCTCCGGCCCGATGACGGGCAGCATGCAAAACAATGGTGCTGTGACTGGCACATTGGCCAAGAAGGCCGATGTCTACACCGTGCCTGCAGGCTACCATAACGGTGGCGGCAAGGTTGGCATCAGTGCGACGGAGCAAGCCAAGATCATTGAGGGGAATATCCGAGCCGGTGTCAGCATCCTTGGCGTGGCTGGCAAGAGCACCGTCGTGGACACGTCTATCTCTACTGGCGGTGCTTCGGCGAGCACCATTGTCGCTGGGGCCAGCGCGTATGTCAACGGCACGTTGGTGAGTGGTGCGCTGACTCTCGTAAAGGTGACGCAGGACAGCTCGACAAAAGTGCTCAGCATTGCATAGGCGGTGAGGCGTTATGGCCTATGGGTATGCAATCAAGATTGCAGGTGCTACATATGAGAGCGTGCCAGAAATCAAAATGGTGGATGCCGATACTGGCGACAAGGTTGGATATTATCCCTATATCAACGGCCTGGCCACGGTAGAACAGTCTGGGGGAGTGGCAGGCATAGGCATCCGTACTCGGGTTTCCGATGATGATGTCATCGTGATGAAGGCGAGCGAATTGCACAAGCTGCTCTTGCAGCAGGTGGCATTTGTGACGATGTACGATATCATGGATGCCGCTGGCAAGTCCGTAAGCGTGTTCGGTTTCCAAGAGCAGACGTATACTGGCGGCTTTGGTGTCGGTCGGTTTGCTGATTTTGTGTGAGGTGATGAAGATGTTCCAGATTAGGGGGGACACCATATTCGTGACGAGAGGCGATTCGGCTGTATTCAATCTGGATCTGCTTGACGCGGATGGAAATCCTTTTGCGTTGCAGTCTGGTGACGTCCTGACCTTTACCGTCAAGAAGACGACCTCAGACAAGGATGTACTTATCCAGAAAAATGTCACGGATGCAATCGTATTGAAGCCGTCTGATACAAGCGGCCTCGCCTACGGGAGGTATGTGTATGACCTGCAGCTGACGCAGGCGAATGGCTATGTGGAGACAATCATCACGCCATCGACGTTCATCGTCGGTGAAGAAGTGACGTTCTAATGGTTTAGGAGGTGAGGGCATGATTCGCTACGATACGGTGCCGATTCATGCGCAGAAGACGGATGAGGGATTCATCCGGGACAAGCCGGTCATTGGCCGGACGGGAGTCCTTGTATATCGCAATGCAGATGGCTCGGAGCGGCGGGAGTACCGGCCACCGGAAGAAGCCTTTGATGAAGACAGCCTGGCCAGCCTGAAAGGCAAGCCCATAACGATTGGGCATCAGGGCATGGTCACCAGTCAGAATGCGGCGAGCATCCGTCCAATCGGTACAGTGCTGAGCGCGGGGCGAGCAGATGGAGATACCATCACGGCAGATGTCGTGCTCTACAGCCTGCCGACCTCGGCACGTGAGCTTTCCTGTGGGTACAACCTCGACCTCGATGAGACGCCGGGCACGACGCCGGCAGGAGAGCCTTATGACGCGGTCCAGCGCCATATCCGGTACAATCACGTGGCCGTTGTCCCAAAAGGCCGTGCTGGCATTGCACGCCTGAATATGGATGGGGACCAGGAACCAGAAGCAGAGACAGACGAAGGGAGTACGAAGATGGAGAAGATCAGACTCGACAATGGCCTCGAATATGAGGCCGCGCCCGAGGTCGCGGTGCATGTCGCGAAGCTCGAGCAGGACAAGGCCGCCCAGAAGGCGGAACTCGACAAGCTGCAGGCCAAGTATGATGCTGCGCTTGACGACAACAAGAAGCTCAAGGAAGAGGCTGCCAAAGGCCGCGACGAGGCCAAGAAGCATTTCGACGAGGCGGTAGCCGCCCGCGTCATGATGCTCAAGAAGGCAGATGCGTTCAAGATTGAGAAGGCGGACAGCATGGATGACATGGCCATTAAGAAGGCTATCATCAAGAAGGTCCGCGGGGATTCCTTCGACTTGGAAGGCAAGAGTGATGACTACATCAACGCGGCCTATGATATGGTCAAGGATGAAGCGCAGGAGGCGCATGAGGACGGCGCAGGCATGCCTCAGCAGCGCAAGACGGTCATGCAGCCGCTGAAGCAGGATGAAGATGAGGATGAGCTCACGCCGGCCGAGGCGCTCAAGAAGCTCCGCGCAGACGAAGCGGCGCTCTACATGAAGGAGGTCAAGTGATATGGCACAGGCAAAGACGTTCAACTGGTATGGCAGTGAGGATGCTGTCGGCATTCCGGGCATGAAGGCGGATACGACGGGTGATGTGGTGGACTCTCTGGTCGCTGAGAGTGGCTTGAATCCGGGTGATCCTGTCATCCGCGGCACGAGTGCCGGCCAGGTCAAGGCGGTCACGGCGGCAACGGATGGCCCGAAGGCAATCGGCATTGTCCTGCATGTCCATCGTGAGCCGGCAACGGATTCCAAGTACTATGAAGCCGGCTACACGGTGCCGGTCCTGACGTTCGGCGATGTCTACGTCGTAGCGGGCGGCGATGTCGCTGCAGGTGATAAGGCCGATGCAGCTGTCGCAGAAGACGGCTCTATCAGCTTCACGAAATCGGCAGGGGCGAACACCATCCCGGGTGCTGTGTTCCTCGATGCGGGTTCGAAGGGCGACATCGTCCGTCTGCGCATTCGCCAGTAACAGGAGGTCAGAAAATGAAGAGATACGATAAAAAAGAAGCGAACTACATCATGAATACGGGCCGTCTCGATGAGGCGCAGAGCGTATTCCTCGCCCGCCAGCTGACGCATATCCGCGCACAGACGTTGACGGTCAAGAAAGCGCCGCTCAATGCCTTCTTGGTATTCCCTGTCCAGACGGATATCCCGCAGGGCGCTGAGACGGCGGTCCAGTACATCTACGATTCGGTCGGCATGGCTGAGATCATCAGCAACTACGCCGATGATCTGCGCCGCGTCGATGTCGTGGCAAAGGAACAGCCGGTCAAGGTCTTTACGCTCGGCGATGCCTATGGCTATAACTACCGTGAGGTCAAGAATGCGCAGTTTGCCGGCGTCAACCTCTCGGCAATGAAGGCACAGCAGGCCCGCCGCGGCATTGATGTCAAGATCAACAAGATTGCCTGGTTTGGCGACAAGGAGCACAACATCACGGGCTTCCTCGGCAATGACAACCTCTCGAAGGTGGAGCTTGCGGCAGATGGCACGGGCTCGAAGACGGCACTTTCGACCAAGACGGCAGACCAGATGATCCGCGACGTCAACAGCCTCATCGATGCCATTCCGTCGGCGACGAACGAAGTGGAGCAGGCCAACACGGTCCTGCTGGCACCAGCGGCTTACCGTGCGCTCTCGGAGACGCGCATCCCGGATGCAGAAGGCCAGACGGTGCTCGGCTTCCTGAAAGAAGTCCATCCGGAGATCACGCGCTGGATGAAGGTGGGCGAGCTCAAGAAAGCGGGCGCTGACGAGTCGGATGTGATGGTGGCCGGCTACTTCGACCCGATGTACATCAAGCTCGAGATCCCCACGCGCTTTGACCAGCTGCCGGTCCAGTACCGCAACCTCGAGTACATCATCGACTGCGTTGCTGAGGCGGTCGGTGTCACAGTAACGATGCCGATGGCCTTTTCCAAGGCAGAAGGCTGCTGACAGGAGGGATAACGATGGCAATCTTGATCAATCGCACAAATCATGCAATCTTCTTCGGTTCGACGATGCTCGTGCCAGCTCGCCCTACGGAAGTCGTCGGCAAGCTCACGGACATCAAGAAGCAGTATCCCGGCATCGCTTCTGCGATGACCAAGGGCCTCATTGAGTCTGTGACAGCAAAGGCGGCGGCCGAGGCTTTGTCTGAGCTCGCCAGCAAGACGCTGGAGGAGATTCAGGCCTATGCCAAAGAGAAGGGCATCGACCTGACGGGCAAGACGACGAAAGAAGAGATGCTCGCCACCGTAAGTGGGGTGTAAGCTATGGATGGGGTACAAGATGTCCTTGCCTGCGTGCGGCTGCTTGCACCTCAGCTCGAGGAGAAAGCAGATTCCGTCCTTGAAGCGTATATTGGATTGGCCGAACCCTTTGTTGATGCAGAGAAGTTCGGCCCTTTCTATGTGCAGGCTCTGGCGAACTATGCGGCGCATCTTATGACGATACAGTCTGTGATTGCGACGGATGGGGCGACGGGCGGGGCATTGACGGCCGGCAGTATCACGAGTGAGCGCGAGGGCGACCTGCAGCGCAGCTACGGAAACGCCGGAGCGAGCAGCGATGACTTGCTGGCTAAAACGGCCTATGGCAAGGCGTTCCTCGCCATCCGACGCCGGTGTATCGTGCCAATCAAGACGAGGATGGGGTGATGACATGGCAACGGTGATAGACATCAATGGAGCATATCAGGCTATCCTGCATCGATTGCAGAATATGCACGGCAATGTCGAGGTCGGGATTTTCGACGATGGGAAAAAGGAACCGAATAAGACATCTGTCTATGATGTCGCTGTCTATAATGAGTTCGGGACATCGCACATCCCTGCCCGCCCATTCATGCGCCAGACAGTCGACAACCATGAACAGGAATGGGCGGATATGGCTCAGAAGCTCGAGGACTGTGTGGCCAGCGGCATGAGTGTCGAACAGGCCCTCGACATCCTTGGCAACAAGGCGGAGGGGCACATGAAGGAAACCGTCGGCCGCGGTAAGTTCAAGCCCAACTCGCCCAAGACAATCAAGCGGAAAGGCTCTGCTAAGCCACTGATTGATACGGGACTCATGCGTGAGAGCATCACGTACAAGGTCAACAAGTGAGGTGTTGCATATGAGCTTCCGGAGACCAGTCAGGGTGCTGCGGCAGAGTCCTGGTACATATGGCGATGATGGCCGCTATACCAGAGGAACATCGTCTGAGATGGCTATCATGGCGTCAGTCCAGCCGCTCGGCTCTCAGGAACGATACACGGTCGTCGGCCCTGAGGGCGGCAGGAACATCGCTTATATTAAGGTCTATACGGATGTATATCTCAGGCCACAGCGCGCGTCAGAGGCGGGCACAGACGGTCAGGATGCGGATATCATCGAATGGATGGGGCGGCACTTCATGATCGTCCAGTGCGATGCCTATCAGAGCGGTGTCATCAGCCATTACCGAGCCTATGCCAAGGAGGTGCTGGCAGATGACACGTGAGCAGATGGATTTCCTTCACGGCATCATCGCGGAGCTTCTGGCACTGCCGGGTAAGCGGGTCGTATGGGCACATCAGAATATGCCGCGCCTGTGTCGCCCGTTTGCGACGCTTCAGCTCTTCGGTGAACGATATGAGAAGAGTGAGGAACTGCGCCCGACAGGCCCGGGGCAGTACAAGGTTGTCGTACCGATGACCTGCACGCTCGCTGTCCAGTATTTTGGCGCGGATGCTGCCAGCCACTTGGAGGCGATGACAACTGGACTCAGCCGTCCGACCATCGTCGACCGATGCTTTGCAGCCAAGGTGGCCGTCTATGATGCGGAAGGCACGACGGACCTGTCTGGACTTCTGGAAGGCCAGACCTGGGAGGAACGGGCAGCAGTCGATCTGCATGTCCGGTACAACTCCGAGGTGGAGGATGCTCCGGGGTATATCGAGAGTGTAGTCATCGAATCCGATATCGAGAAGCATTTGCCGCAAGATACGGTGATTGAGACGAATACTGACACGGGTGAGCACCTTGAAGCTGGCGCAGGAGATAAAGACGAGGCATCCTCTAAATCGGACGGAGTCTCATCGCCGCCCGCCGATGAGGGCAAGCCCGATGAAACAGAATACTATATCGATACCGTCCAGGTGGACGGTATCTTTGATTGAGGAGGCTATGTAAATGGCGAATATCGATCGCATCGTAAACGTCCAGATCTCGCTGAATACGACGGGCATCACCCAGCTCGGCTTCAGCACGGTCCTGGTTGTCGGTGCTCATGCGCACAGCCTGTCCCGCGTCACGTCCTACACGGATGTGGACGAGATGCTGGATGATGGTTTTGATGTGAGTGAGCCAATCTACAAGGCGGTCTCGGCTTGCTTCTCGCAGACGCCGCGGCCGACGGCTGTGAAGGTGGGGCGCATTGCCTGCAATACGGTGAACGTCAATGTGACGAACGTGCTGGCAAGCGGCACCTACACGCTGATCATCAAGACGAAAGACACAGATGGCAACGTCACGAAAAAGACGTATGAATACAAGAACAACGGCGGCGAGGCGTCCGTCATTGCCGCAGGGCTCGAGGCGTTGATCACGGCCGACAAGGATGCTGTCGTGACGGCAGCTACCTCGGGGAACGCACTGGTGCTGACTAAGAAGAGTGCGGACTTTGCGGTAGAAACGCCAGCGAACCTCACGGCTACGGCTGGTACAACGAATGAGTCTGTCGCGGCCTCTATGGCGGCCATCTTGGCAGAGGATAATGACTTCTACGGCATCATCCTGGCTGACCGCAGCAATGTGGACACGGTCATGGATATGGCGGCATGGACCGAGACGCACATGAATCTCTTCCTCGTCTCGACGGCAGAGGAAGGGGCTGCAGATGCCTCGGCCACGACGGACCTGCTTTCCAAACTGTCGGACAAGAACTACTACCGCACTTCGGGCTGGTATCATGCGCTGGCGGATGAATATCCAGAGGCGGCGGTCATGGCGCGCTGCTTTGCCATCGAGCCGGGCGGCGAGACATGGGCCAACAAGAAGCTGGCTGGCGTGACGGCTGACCATCTGACGGAGACGCAGTACAATGCCATCACCAAGAAGAATGGCAACACGTTCGAGAAGTTCCGCAACGTCTCCATCACGCAGAACGGCAAGGTGGCGGCGGGCGAGTGGATTGATGTCATCCGGTTCCGCGACTGGCTGCAGGAGGAAATCCGCACGAACGAGTTCTACCTGCTCATCAATTCGGACAAGGTCCCCTATACGGATGCCGGCATTGCCGCAGTCGAGTCGGTCCTGCGCAAGGCGCTGGAAGATGGCCAGGCTCGTGGTGGCATTGCTCCGACGGAGTACGATGAGGATGGCAACAAGAACCTCGGCTTCACGATTGATGTGCCGCTCGCTTCGAGCATCACGGCCAATCAGAAGGCAAGCCGTGTGTTGAAGGACGTGAAGTTCACGGCGCGCCTTGCTGGTGCTATCCACGCCATCAAGATCACGGGCTCGTTCACGTATGACAATCTCATCGAGACGTTGGCATAAGGAGGGACAGGCATGTCTGATGTATTAACGTATAACCCGAAAAAGAACATCATCATCTACGGTGCCAAGCAGCTCACGGGCTTCGCTGAGGATGACATGATCACCATTAAGCCGCTCGGCGATGGCATGCAGATTTTCAGCGGTGCTGACGGCGAGGTCGGCCGCTCGATTGACCCGAACAGCACGTATGAAGTGACGGTGAGCCTGGCGACATCTTCCAAGTCGAATGACTACTTGTCGAACTGCTTCAACAAGGACCGCAAGACGGGCAACAATATGCTGCCACTCATCATCAAGGATCTCAGCGGCTCTACACTGTTCTTTGCCAAGCAGGCATGGATCAAGAACTTCCCTGAGTCGAAACGCGGCCGCAAGATCAGCAATCAGGACTGGACGTTCAACACGGGCCAGGTCGATGACCCCATCATTGGCGGCAATGACTGACGGAGGAGGAATATAAATGTCCATTATTTATCGCGGCGGCGAGACAAAGAAGTATGACCAGGGCGATTACACCTTTGCCATCCGCCCGTTTCCCGCGTTCCATTCCATGAAGGTGCTCGGCGACCTGCAGAAGGTCGTCGTGCCCGCCTTGGGCGGAGCCATCGGCGGACTCAAGCCGGAATCACTGGATATGGATACGAGCGATGTCAAGTTCATCGGCGGAGCTGTGGCGGACGCACTCAACAATCTGGCCAAGACCTTAGACGGCAATACACTGGAACGGGCGGCAGAGCTTTTGCTGGACCCGCAGTATGTCAGTGTAGCACCACTCCACACGAAGGATTTCCAGCCGCTCGACGAGGGCGCGGTCAATGAGATTTTCAGCGGCCGCATCATCGACCTCATCGCGCTGATGGTCCAGATCTTCAAGGTGAACTATGCGGATTTTTCGAAGCTCTCCAGCGTCCCGACTGGTGTCCGCAAGGCGTTGGGAGAGATCAAGTCATCGTTCCTGGCAAGCTCTCAGACGAATTCGCCAGCATGATCTTCATCTACCGTGCGATTGATTCGGGCATGGTTTCCTACCTGGATGTCAAGCATGGGGCGGTGTCGCTGGCGGACATTATCGGTATTGTCCACTATCTGAATATGAAGAGCGATGTCGAGTATGCCAACATGCATCGTGATATGGAGAAAGGAGGCCACAGATAAATGATTGTCCGCAAACTCATTACGATGATTTCGTTCCAAGTCAACAAGAGCGGGCTCAACACAGCCGCATCGGCTACGAGTCGCATCAAGCAGGCGCTTGGCGGCATTGGCGGCGCGAGTGCTTCGGCCGGAGCCTCGTTCTCCCACAGTGCTGCGATGATGTCGGCCTCGGCTTCCCGTGTCACATCGGGCCTGTCGCAAATCAAGTCGTCCTTGTCGGGCATTGCCGGCTCGCTTGGGCCGATTGCCGGAGCGATGGCTGCGGCCTTCTCGGTCAGTGCCATCAAGTCGGCAGCGGATGACATGATGAACCTCGACGGACGTCTGCGCACGGTCACACAGGCAGAGCAGGAACGCTATGAACTGGAAGACAAGCTCTATGCGATGGCGCAGAAAGACCGCCAGAGTCTGACCTCGATGGGCAACCTCTACTACAAGGTCGCTCGCGGTGCGCAGCGCTTCGGCGTCAGTCAGGAAGACAGTCTGCGCGTCACAGACGTCGTCTCCAAGGCTTTGACCGTTGGCGGCGCATCGGCGCAGGAGGCATCGGCATCCATCTTGCAGCTCGGTCAGGCGCTGGGCTCTGGTGTCCTGCAGGGCGATGAGCTTCGCTCACTAGATGAGAACGCTTCGACCTTGATGAACCACATTGCTGATCATTTTGGCGTTACGATGGGGCAGCTCAGGCAAATGGGCGCTCAGGGACAGCTGACATCGGAGGCCGTCATCGAAGCAATCTTGGCCAGCGGAGATGCCATTGATGGTGAATTCAGCAAGATGCCGATGACCATCGGTCAGGCTCAGACGAAAATCAAGAATAGCTGGGACTATCTAATGCTGAGTATCCAGCGGGACACAGGCGTTTTCTCGTCGATTGCGACGTCGATTGACCAGACGTTTGAAGAGCTCTTCAAGGATGCACATGCCTTCATGGCTATCTGGAATGGCCCAAAAGATGATGATGCGGGCGGAGAGCAGTACCAGAAGCTCAGAGAAGCACACCCAATCATTTCCCAAGCAGTCGATGCCTTGAAAAAGCTCGTTGGTGTCTTGGATGAGCTGGGCGCGTCTACAGGTGTCGACAATCTCATCATGAAGATCCTGCTGGCCGCCGGAGCTGTTACGGCTATCGGTGGCGTGCTGGCCATCGTCGGTTCAGCGGTAAGTGCGGTGATTGGCGTCTTTTCGGGGCTGTTCAGTATCGTGTCCGGTGTGGTCAGCTTTATTCTGTCTGCCAGTTGGCCTGTCATTGCGGCCATTGCGGCAGTTGCCGCAGCCATCTATTTTGTGAAAGAAAACTGGGATACGCTTATCACATGGTTTCAGCCAGGTCTCGCTTTAATGCAAGCAGGCTTAGAGCTTTTGGCCGATGCCTGGAATGATATTTGTCCCTTCATCGAGAAAGAGTTGCCTTTGCTGGAAGCCGTGGCTAATCTTGTCGGTGGCGTTATTGTAGGTGCGCTTACCGTGCTGTTGACGGTTGCATCGGGTGTCTTTGCTACTATTGCACTTTTGATTCGAGGTGTGGCCGCCGGATTGGAACAGGTGGCCGAATTTATTCAATGGTGTGCGGATGGATTGAACACCCTCATCGACAAGGCCAAGGAGTTCCTCGGCATGTCCGGCGAGCTCAATGCCCACAACAGTGCACTGGAGCGCATGACCAGCAATGCATACAGCTACAGCATGACGCAGAGCAACACGTTCAATGGCTACAGTGCGGAGGATGCCGGCCAGACGGCAAACTACTTGCTGGGCGGCGGCCAGACGCAATTCTTCCCCTATGGATGATAAGTGAGGTGATAGCATGGCAGATTTTGGGATTGGCAGCGTCATGGGTGGCGGCTTCAGCGGCTTGGGCGGTTTTGGCGCAGGCTTCATGGAGCATAAAAGCCCGACGACGGTCCTGCCGAAGCTCGTAGAACCCGCGCAGATTGGCGATTATCTGGAGTGCGATGTCATCCTGTCGCGCACGACGGATTTCAGCGCGGAGGTCACGGAGTATCCTGTCGAGGATGGCTTTTCCATCTCGGACCACTGCATCCGTAAGCCGCTGAAGCTGCAGCTCGAGGTGCTCTTCACGCCGACGCCGGTCACTTGGTGGAATGCGGCTTTTGGTGGGAAGCTCCATACGCTCAACCGTGTCATCAATGCCATCATGGATATCTGGAAGAAGGGTGAGCCGGTCACGATCAAGCTCGTCGATGCCATCTATGAGGATATGGTCCTCACATCGGCACCGATGCCGCGCAAGGCCGAGGATGGCTACTGCTACCGGTGCACCTTGCAGTTCACCCATGTACGCCGTGTGACACAGCGTACCGAGGATATCCCGGAGGATGGCTGCAATGCGGATGCATCGGGGAAGGCCGGACAGACGGGCAAGGATGGCGGCCTGGCGTCCACGCAGGAAATTGGGACGGGCATACGGACCGTCGAGCCGGATACGACGGGTGGCAGCATCTTGTCGACGAACAATATCGACCTGGGCCAATTCGGCAGTGTCGGCGTTGGACTGGAAGCGACGGCCTACATGGCTATGGCGACAATATCGAACAGTATGGGAGGTGGTATGCTGTGGTGACAATTGGCATGATGGATGCAAACAGCTTTGCGGAATCGGTCGTACTGGATTCATCGCTTTACCGCCTGCGATTCAACTGGAACGATACCTCGAAGTCTTGGACAATGGATGTCTGCACCAACGACAATGCCGATATCGTGCGGGGGATCTCGGTCGTGCCGAACTTTCCCTTGCTGAACACCTACCGGCGCATCAAGACCCTGCCGCCTGGCGAGCTCATGGCCATCGTGACGAATACCGATATCAAAGGCATCGGGCGCAAGGACTTCGTAACGGGCAAGGCAACGCTCGTGTACATGCCAAAGGAGGAGCTGCGGAATGCTTTGGAATCGTCAGTATAGAGTCAAGTTCCCTGACCTCAATCTGGAGTTTGCCAATACCATGCGCATCAGCTTCGACGTTACGAAAGACTTGTCGAAGGAGACGAACAAGGGCAAGCTGGTCATCTACAATCTGAGCGATGACACGAGGAAGAAGATTGAGGTGCCGGATACCAAGGTGGAAATCTATGCGGGCTATAAGGACAACGGCGGCCCTGTCCGCCTGTTCGTCGGGTCGGTAATCAGCAGCTCGACGAAAGACGACGGCAAGGATGTCGCGACAGAACTCAGCCTGTCCGATGGCCAGAAGGCTATCCGTGATACTGCGTTCTCGCTGTCGTTTGGCCCCAACACGCCGGGCAATACCATCGTCCAGTACATTGCGGATGAGATGGGCCTGCCGGTCGTCTTCGGGGATGGTGCCGAATTTGGCACCTTCAAAGACGGCTACTCTTTCGTCGGTACTGCCCGCGATGCGCTGGACAGTATCTGCTACGGCTCGGGCGTCAAATGGAGCGTCCAGAACGAGATCCTGCAGCTCATTCTCGAGGGCGGGACCGTATCGAACAAGGGGCTTGTCTTCGCGCCGGACAGCGGGCTCATCGGCTCGCCGGAGCATTACACGAAGACAAACGCTCAGCCAAACGCGGCGACGGCGAAGCGCAAGCAGGCACAGCAGGAGAACAAGGACTCCTCAACGGCAGAGAGCGGCTGGAAGATCCGCACGTTGCTGTCGCCGACGCTGAACCCTGGCGACCTCGTCAAGGTCGAATCGCGGTATGTGACGGGATGGCTCAAGGTCAAATCCGCGCATCATAGCGGGGACACGCACAGCGGCGACTGGGCAAGCGAGATTGACCTCGTTGACCGCAATGCCACCTTGCAGTCGCCGGAGAGCGATGCAGCAGGGACAACGGCGGTCTACAGTGATGCGACGGGCGGCAGCTCGGGCGAAGTCAGCGCGAATGTTGACGCAGGCTGTGAGGCCGTCGATGCGGCGCAGGGCGGCTATGTCAACGATGGCTGCGTTTACCGCGTCGCGCAGGCTGGCTCTTACTGGTCGCCTTTCCTCGCGCAGGAATCGCAGAATGGCCAGTGGGGCGTGCAGGGACTCCTGGACGATGCCAATGCGGCCGGCGTCACGGTCGTACCATATGACGGCAGTCAGCTTGCGAAGGGGGATACCATCGTGTTCAGCGACGGCATCAGTCCGGCGCACGTCGGCGTGTACGACGGCCAGGGCGGCATGTGGCACAACAGCTCATCGCATCAGTGTTGGTATCATGCATCGAGCCTCGACATGGGCAGTCAGTATCCTGAGTACATCATCAAGACATCGGAGGCATGAGTATGGCGCAATCTGCAAATGAGGTCAAGAAAGTGATCACGGGCTGGATGGATGATATGGTCGGCAATATCCACACGGCCATGCCCGGGAAAATCATCTCGTATGATGCCGGCATGGGGCGGGCAGATGTCCAGCCGGTCGGCCAGTACAAGCTCGAGGATGGACGCGGCCTGCCGTATCCTGTCATCCACGGCGCGCCAGTCATCTTCCCGACAGGCTGCGGAGGTCAGGTTGGTGTGACATTCCCCCTGCAGGGCGGAGATGGCTGCCTGCTTGTGTTCGCTGAGGGACAGCTGGATGACTTCCTGAGTGGCGGCGACAGCAGCAATGGGAGGCGTCACGATATCAATGATGCCATCTGCATCCCAGGCCTCTACAACCGCGCAACCCTGATGGCTTCGGGCCATCCCTCTGAGGTATGTGTCTTCAATGGTGGCGTCAAGATGTGCATCGGGAGCGGCGGCATCACCGTGACAGGAGGTGATTTGGTCGTCAATGGCATCTCGGTCATACACCACACACATCCGGGTGATAGCGGCGGCACGACAGGCGGTCCGCAGTGATGATGAGAAGGAGATGAAACTATGGCATATGATCTGGCGATGGATGTCAGCACTTCTGACCTCATCGTGCAGGGTGGCGACCTTATGATCGTCGACAATGCAGAGCGTGTCGCCCAGCAGGTACTCATCACGCTGCGCGAATGGCTCGGCGAGTGGTTCTTGAAGACGAGCGACGGCATCCCGTATCTGGAATACATCCTCGTTAAGAACCCCAACGAAGCGCATATCCGTCAGATTCTAACCCAGGCCATCGAGAGCGTGGAAGGCGTCAAGGACGTGACGGAGCTAGAATTTGCCTACAATCATGTCCTGCGCACTTTGGCAGTGGCCTATGAAATTGATACAGACTATGGCTTGATTACAAGGAAGGAGGTGCTGGGCTATGGCAGATAATGAAGCGGTCTACGGCCTCACAAAAGACGGATTCCGGCGCAAGCGTCTGCCGGAGATCCTGGCTGATATCAACAAGCGCGTGGCCGACCGCCTTGGTGTAGAAATCCAAACAGGAAGCAACAGCCTTTTCGGACAGTTGCATGGCGTATATGCCTATGAGATTGCGGACCTTTGGGAGCAGGCTGAAGATGTGTACAATGCCATGTATCCGAATACCGCTACGGGGGTGAGCTTGGCGAATGCAGCTGGACTGGCTGGCATCGTGCCGGTGGCCGGTACCAAGAGCATGCTGACTGCAACCTGCTACGGGACCGATGGGACAAGTATCCCCTATGGTGCTCGCATCGCATCATCGGCGCAGAACGGCAGTACCTGGTCGTGCATCGAAGACGATGCTGCTATCACATCGAGCAAGGCAATCTATGCGGCACTTGTCATCCGCGGCGATATCGTCACAGGCAACACCTACAAGCTGACCGTCAACGATGTAGAGACATCCTACACGGCAGTCGACAAGGACACGGCGGTCATCGTGCTCAATGCGCTGTCGAAGACGATTGGCAGCGATAACATCAAGACGTCCATTGACAACAATGTCCTGTCCATCCGAGCAGCTTCTATTAAAGGTGCATTCCGGATCAGCGCGAAGGGCCTGACGATTACCAGCATCGGCTCACCTGTCCGCTTCCAATGCATCAACATCGGCGTGGTTGACCCCAATACGGGGACGGTGACGAGCATTGTCACGACAATGCCAGGTTGGTCCGCTGTCAATAATGAATATCCGACCGATGTGGGACAGGATGCCGAAAGTGATGTTGCTTTGCGCCAACGCTGGAACAGATCTTTGTATGCGAGAGCGTCAGCTATGACGGATGCGATATCTGCCGGCATTAAGGATAATATCATCGGAGTAAATGATTGCACGACGTATGAGAATAATACAGATGAGGTCGATAGTGATGGTCGTCCACCTCATTCTGTTGAAGTCGTGGTAGATGGCGGCGAGGATGCGGCCATTGCCCAGGAAATTTGGCGATTGAAGGCCGGCGGTATTGATACGTATGGCAGTGAATCCGCGCTGGCTTCTGATGTGAAAGGTATGCTGCATACCATTCATTTTAATCGTCCTGATCGAATCAAGATCTGGCTCAAGGTGACAGTCAGCAAGAATCCAGATCGAGATCTGGCTCCTTCTGCTGCATCGGACATCGCCAAAGCTCTCTTGGCAAAAGGGCAGGCACAGACGATGGGCGAGGATGTTGTCCTGCAACGGTACTTTGCGGCTGTATTCCAGGCCGCGCCAGGCGTCGGCTATATCAGTCTCACCGCTACCTCCGGCGATACCGCAGGGACTTATAGGACGGACAACATTGATATCAGCCTGCGCCAGATAGCGGCCTTTGATGCCGCCCGTATCGAGGTGAATGTATCATGACTCCATCTACTATGCATACGGACCGTATGAAAGAGCACCTGCTGGCTCAGTTTGCGGATAAGCCGGTCATCTATGCTGAATTGGAAGCACTTGGCGCGGAACTTGATTTACTGCATCAGACAATGCTCGACCTGAAAGAAAAGCGTTGGATCGATACAGGCGAAGGAGTGCAGCTGGACAACATCGGGACAATCGTAAATCAGTCTCGCCATATCGACAATGCCATACAGATTGAGTTCTTTGGCTTTGCTGAACAGGCAAACACAAAGACCTTCGATATTGGCAGATTCAGAAATGATGATGAGACATGGATGAAAAGTACAGATCTGGATGACGATTGGTACCGTAATGTTCTTTGGCTGAAAGTATTCAAGGATACATCCTATGCAACAGCAGACGATATCTTGAACAGTGTATCTGTAGTTTTCAACACGGACTCTGTAATCCTGCATGAAGAAAGAAATGCAAAAGTCATTCTTGGCATTGGCAAGAGCATATCACCTAATGAACTGCTCTTGATCAAATCCATCCAGCTGATTATCTGTGCTGCTGGTGTAGGTATAGATGCTATTGAAACATACGATACAGAATCTTATTTCGGTTTTCTTGGACAGCAGAATGCCAAGACATTTGACCAAGGCGTTTTTGCTGACTTGCTTGATTTGTAGAGAAGGGAGCATCATATATGTCTGATAAGGACCTGAACTTCGACAAGATATGGGGCGCGAATGGTGACATCAATTATGATTTTACCGATGATAATTACCTGACCGGATGGGACTTCATCGGCAACGTGCCGCCAGCGCGAGGCATGTTCAACCGTTTACAGCACGACACCGACCGGAAGCAGAAGTACCTGAATGACCAGCTGAAGGCGCTGAGCATCAAACAGTATACCGTTAATGATGCGACGATGCCGACCGGCAATACTGGCCTTCCTGATACCTTGTTCTCAGGTATTGGCAACCGCATTAAGAACATTACCGGCGAGAATGATTGGAAAGCCGCACCGGCTGCCACACTGAGCGAATTGAAAAAGAATCTTGCGGCGCTTGAGGTTAAGAACTACACGGTCAATGATGCAAATGCTCCGACGGGCAATACAGCCTTGGTGGATGTGCTGCTGTCCGGAATCGGCAACCGACTCAAGAATATCACTGGCGAAAGCGACTGGAAGACTGCGCCGTCTGCTACGATCCGTGCATTGAAGAACGCCTTGGACGATTTGCCGAACCAGCAGTACACGCTCGACGACACGAAGGCTCCGGCGACAAACACGGCCACACTCCTGACACTCATCAGCAATCTGGCAAATGAAGTGAAGCAGAACAAGGGCACATCCGATTGGAAGACCGCTCCAGCAACGAACCTTGCCACCCTGGCAACACTGGCCAGCAATCTAGCCAGCGGCGCTGATGTGACTTGGTCAGGCAACAAGTTCACTAACGCCAAGCTTGGCATCACCGGCTTGATGGAGCAGAATGGGTACATCTGCTTCGGCAAAAACTTCGGTGGCCTGATTCTACAGTGGGGAACACTTGTGGGCCCAAAAACCGATGATTGGGTGTGGGTAACAACTACATTCCCTATAGCTTTTGCAAGTGCTTGTTTTTCTGTCTCGTGTTGTGATGAAATAACCAACTACGACTATGATGTCAACGTTGAATTCATGGCTAGAAAACTTCAAAAGGCGAGTGTAGATATTCGATTTCGTTCAGACCATTTTGGCAGAAATGTACGTTGGATAGCTCTTGGTGTTTAACAGCCCAAAGCGTAATATCTATAGCTCCCTTGCGGACTCTGGATGCTGAACCCAGTCGTTGTAAGTGTCTGGATATACAAGCGGTTTTTACTCATATTGCCGCCGTCTCCGTCTGTCTGCAAAATAGTTACAACGTTCAGGGCCTTTGTGGGAAAAGCTATCGGGAACGTGACAGGGTTAGACATATTTCCCCACTGTTTACACGCCGATAGCAAGCCAATACGCCACAACCCTATCTCTACCACGTACTACAAAATAAGTAAGGGTACTACTGCTCCGTTGCGTGCCAAAAAAATTATAACCGTCGAAGTCAGATAACCCTACATAAAACACTTTACTTGTAAATGCTATTGGATAGTTTATTTTATCCATGTTTCCCACACTGCCTAATTCTACAGTATTTCCCCACTGTTTACACGCCGACGGCGAACCAAAAAGAGCCACCATCTGCCCGTAACGTAAAGCCTGTAAGCGAATAACCATTAACCCACGCCCAGTTTTCATTGAGACAGATACACATGATTCTGACAAAAGATGTGAATGTGATAGGGAAGTTTACATGCGTGTTAGCATTAGTATATCCCCACTGTAAAGAAAGGATATCATTATGGAGAAATCAACATATTTACTTTATGGTACAGAGAAAGATCGGAAAAGCCAATTTTCTGTGCTGATGGGCGTTGGAGATGCTATCACCACGTTGAGCGATGTAGCAAAAAGCTATGGTGTTGAATTTAGTGAGGAAGTAATCAATCGGCTTCAAAGGGAGCTTGATGAACACATCCAGAAAATGAAGAAAGGATGATTTTTATGTATCTATGTAAATTTGACACAGACGGCAAGCGCACTGCTACTGTCGTCGATGGCGTCCACTTTTCGACCGTCGAGGAGAAACAGAAGTATCTCGATGACGGCTACATCGAGACGTCTGAAGAGGACTATGCGTACTATGTCGGCAACCGTGGCACTGGCGCGAATGGTACAGGCTATGTCCGCGGCGCAGATGGCAAGCCGATCGACGCACCTGCCATTATCGTGACGACGGAGCAGAAACAGGCGTCCATTGCCGCCGATTACGAGTCGCAGATCAGCGAACTGAAAGATGCTCTTGCGACCGCTACGTTGGCTGGCGATGAGTCACTGATTGCCGAGCTTAAATCTGAGTATGCCGACGTAAAATCTGAATATGAAGCAGCATTGAAGGAGGCTGAATAATCATGGCAAGAGCAAAACGTTGCCCATTCTGTGGGCATAAATTGGACGCCGAAGGTTGGTGCCGGAATACGAAATGTGCGGATTATATCCGGACGCAGACGCATGATGCCGAAAAAGCCGCTGAGGCAAGTGCAGCAACGGCTGACGGGGATTTTGAGCAAGTCATCGCTGACAAGTAAAATCGTGCGGGAATCGTGTGTTGCATCTGACGCAAAGGGCCGCCAAACCCTTGTGGCGTAAGGGGTTAGCGGCTCTTGTAAATCGTGCAAAATCGTAATGACAGGTTAAGCGCAGGACGGCGCAGTCATGGCAAGGAATATCACGCGAGTGCATATATCGGTTAAGCACACGTCAAGTACAGACCTTGTCGATGGCTCTCAGCAATTCGCGGATGCTCTTATGCGTGAAGACACGTTCGGTCACACCTTCGAGGCTGTGTCCGAGGATGAGCTTGATAACGGTGCGGTTGACATCGGCAGAGTCAAGCATACTGGCAAGCGTGTGGCGGCACTCATGCGGTGTATGCGACATGCCGAAGTGGTGCATGACAGGGTCAAAGATAGCGCGGCGGAAAGAGTCGTAGCTGTGACGGCTGCCATCTGCGCGGCCGCAGATATAGAGCCCCGGCGTCTGCATGGCAAGCTCATACCATGGCATGAGCTTGCGCGGGATGGTGACAAGCCTGCCGGCACCTGCATCGGTCTTGCTGTGTCGGATCACGATGACGCGGCGGCGCAGCTTGACGTCGGTCTTACGGATGTGACGGTATTCGCCGACACGACAGCCAGAGTAGATGAACATGAGCACATGACGCGCTTCTGGCACATCATCAACGCCACGCCACAAGCGGTTGCGCTGACGGACGGTAAACGGCTTTTTCTTGTGCAGTTTACGAGGTCGGTCAATATCGAGATATCGGGCATAATCTTTGACGACCAGGTCATATCGTATTGCGTACTTGTAAAGCTGCTCGAGCAGAGAGCGGACTTTCTTCTGCGTCGGGTATCCGCACCCGCTGCGGCGGACATCGTCAATGACCTGGTCAAGATGGCCGAGCCGTATATCGACAAAAATCATTTGATGGAGGCGGGAGCAATGCCGATAAGAATTTCTGTAGCTGATGCGTGCGGCTTCGCTTCGGAGATGCGGGAAGTGCTGAGCTTTCCACAATGCGTAGACCTCCGCAAAAGTGGTCTTGCTCGGGCTCAGCAGGGCAGGGTCACGGTTGTACTCGACGAGGTACGCCATGGCATCCTCAAATGTCTCGAAGTACCCAAGAGCTTTCTGTCTATGCTGGATAGTCTTCTTGACGACATACGGCCTCCGCCGATTTCCCTGCAGACGATACACGGTTCCAAATCCATTTGGTAGTTTCATGAAATCACCTCATCACGAGGATAGCAGGCGGAGGGCAGAATGGATATAAATTTAAAAAGAAAGCAGGTGGTTGCTTGGGTGTACTAGACTCTATCAGCGCCGCCAGCATGATCATCGGTATCTTGGTCGGTGGTGGCAGCATACTGGCCGGTGTATTTAAGACGATGACATACGTGACGCAGAATATCGTCGCTCCGATGCAGATCAGCATCAGTCAGCTCTCGTCCGTGACGAAAGAGCTGAAAGTGCTGCTTGAGCAGGTGCGGCAGGATACGCGCGAGCAGGACAGGCGCATCACGATATGCGAGCAGAGTATCAAGTCGGCACATCATCGGCTAGACACACTCGAAGAGCGTGTCGATAAGATAGGGCAGGGGTGATGACATGAGAGTCACGACAGACATGATTGCAGTGGGTGGCCTTGTCATCGCATTGATCGCTGGCATCGTACTGGGGGCTCCGGCTGAGCTCCTGACCGGCATCACCGGCGGCCTCAGCGGCTATATCAGCAAAGCCGCCCAGCAAGGGGGCGATGCAAAGTGATGCCATCTTTACAATGGCACTTACTCTACCGAGCTTTTGAGACTTTTGCTGTACTTGCTCGTGAGTGTCATTTTTACACCGAGTCGATAGACAAGATGGAGCAGTCGCTCTTCGCGATGTCTCCATATCCAAAGAAAGGATGATTTGGAATGAAGGTATTCATTAATCCTGGCCACGACCTCGACTATGACAGTGGCGCTGTCAGCCCGCGCACGGGCCTGCGCGAGTGCGAGGTAGCGGCTCACGTCGGCGCGCTCGTCAAGCACTATCTCGAGGCGGCAGGCTGTACTTGCAAGCTGATGCAAAGCGACAATCTCGCGCCGACAAGCACGGGGCGCAGCAGATATGCAGACCGTCAGGGCCCTACGGTCACGGAGACGGCCAATGACTGGGATGCTGATATCTTTGTCAGCATTCACTGCAATAGCGCAGAAGCGGATGAGGCCTGCGGCACGGAGAACTTCGCCTATGACTTGGACGGCGGCACGGGCGAAAAGATTGCGACATGCATCCAGGACCAGATCGTGGACGCGCTCAACACGGTGGATCGTGGCGTCAAGGCGAACCCGAAACTTTTTGTCCTTCGGTATACTGCGATGCCCGCTGTGCTCGTCGAACTCGGCTTTATCAGTAACGCTGGCGACGAGGAACTTCTCACGACCCACCAGGACGACTTCGCGCGCGCGATTGCCCGTGGCGTGACGGACTACGAGCAGACGCTCGCATGAGCCGCGTCAAGATTGCTCCACGAAAAGAGCGCGAGAAGATGGAACGCTCAGCGACTCGCGAGGAATGGCGCGGTCTCATCAAGATTGAGGCCGTGCCAGCCTTCGGCCGCTGGCTGACGGATGAGCGCCACGAGTGGATGGAGCAGTCGCCCGACGAAGGCGAAGTCCTGCGCGTACACAAGTACGGATTAACACGTGTTGTGCGCTGGGATGGACACCAAACGCGATGCGGGCGGCACATGATGGCGCTCTGGTATACTTTTTGTTGTTTCCGAAACGATGAAGGAAAGGATGATTGACATGTCGAAACGGACAGACGTAAGAGATAATGTGGTTGACGCTCTCCACGTGGAGGACGTAACCGAAGACGTCAAGCAGCATGTGACGTCCGCGCTGCTGAGTGAGGTCGTGCCTGTCATCGAAAATGCAGTCGACATGCTTTTGCGCAACAACCAAGGAGCAGGCAAAAACGGAGACGGGCTGGTGCAAGATCCGCGATGGCGTTGTTCTGCCGCTCCTGATGCAGGGGGCGTCTACGTCGTCAAGCTCGTACTCAGCAAGACCATTGTGCAGACAGCACAGGCCTGAGCTGTACTAAAAGGGTACTAAAAGCGTACTGAAAGTGACACGGCCCCCTGATTTTCGTGTATAATATAGACACGCAGGATGGATTTGCACCGTAAAATAAGGCCTGCAAAGGTCTATGCAATTCAGCGAGGTGCACAACGATCTCAACGAGGAGAAGGACGACTCGGCGGAGTGACTTTTGGGCAGAACGAAAGGGATGGGCGGGGATTTTCCCCGTCCAAAACTTTTTTTCAAAAAGGTGTTGACAATGTGCGGCATCGTCCGTATAATAGTACATGTCGCTGAAACACAGCGGCACAAAAGAAGAACGGCCCGGTAGTTTAGTTGGTTAGAATGCCGCCCTGTCACGGCGGAGGTCATGGGTTCAAGTCCCATTCGGGTCGCCAT